GGATCATGCATTGGATATGGTAATGAATAATATGTTAGAGGATTTTACTGATGAAGAGATTGAAGAGATGATGAAACCTGAAAGTAGCATTTACTTACAAAGTGTTACTTCACCACCACCTTATTGGGTAACTGATACTACAGCAGGTAATTTAGATATAACTTACACTAACTAAATATATAAAAAAACAATAAAGAATATGTTAAACATTTACTGTGGAGAAGGCGATTGGTATACTAAAGTTTCTTCTCTCTTAACACAAGGGTCTTATCAATTATTTAACAAGGATGATTACCCGCAAGCAGGACCAGGTGAATGGGTCGTTGCATTACAATCCGGTGAAGATAGATTATCAGCAATGGATATTCAATTAAAAGGAAGTACTATTAATACATTTTTTAAAGGATGCAATAACTTAGATGATGTAAGAGTAGGTGAAGGGTTAATTGTTGGCTGCTGTTCACTAATTAGACCAGGTACTAGTATAGGTAATGGTGTTTACATTGGAGCCGGCACTATTATTGACAATAATTGTATTATTGGGGACGGTGTAACAATTGGAGATAATGTAACTATTAATGAAGGTGTAAATATTCCTGCAAATACTGTTATCCCATCAGGATCAGTAGTTCATATTGAAGAATAAAAAATAGTATTTTTATAAAGGCCGGTTTATCCGGTCTTTTTTAGTTTTATAAGGAAATAAGAAATTTCTATTAAAAATATTGGTCATTAAAAATAAATACTAAAAATAGTTTAGACTAATATGAGATTCTTTAAGTTATTCCTTTTATGTTTTATTCTAGGAATGCCTATTCTTAATGCACAGACTACCGTAAACATAAAGTCACTTAAGACTCATTACGGTGGGAATCAATCAGGTCAATATTATACGGGTAATGCTAACTCGCACTCAGAATTTGACGCTATGGTTAATCTTGCCGATGGCGGTACTACACTCTATACGGAAGGACCTATAGATATAACAAGTTACCAAGGTCCAAGAGGTGGTAATCATACTCCTTATCAACTATGGAATCCACCAAGATGGAGTAGCCAAAGATATGCAATTATCTATTCCGGTTGGTTTAAGCCTAATAAAACAGGTACATATAGATTTAGAACTTTTACAGATGACTCACATGAGTTTATGATTAAAGGTATTGGTAAGACTAATGATATAGTTACTAAACATTATGGTTGGAATGTATGGGCTTATGGTACGGCAACCTTAGATAAAGATACATGGTATGAGTTTGAATATAGAATACAGAATTTTGGTGGTATAGGTGCTGCTAATTTTCAATATGAAATACCTGCTAACTACAATACAGGTCAATTTAATCAACTCAGTCCCGGCCATCCATTTGCAGAATGGTCTGCTACAGATCCTAACGCAGTACCTATCACAGCGAGTGGTTATATTAAAGGTGCAGAAGAACAAGGTATTGCAGGACAAACTGTTTATCTAAAGACACAGAATAAAAACCAAGTTGGATTCTCATATACAACTCAAGCCACTACAACAACAGATTCAAATGGGTATTATTCATTTAATACTACATTAAATTACAATGATTACGATTTTACAATAGATATCTCTCCAACAATAGCAACACTTACAACTTCAGATATTAACTGGTTTCAAGATAGGTTATTATCAGATACATTTAGTTCAAAAGATTATTGGAGGCTTGATATAAATAACACAGGTTCATTTTCAGCATCTGACATTTATCTAATGCACCAGAAGAGACAAGGCAACATTTCCAGTTACCCTGGTGGAGGACAGGAAATATGGACTACAAATTACTGGCAGCAACCTTATGTCTGGGATGCGGTTTCAGTAGACATAGATGACAAATCACAACTCTCCGGATATGGAGCATGGTCCCTCTTTGATTTGAGCAATGGAAATCAAACTACTTTCTATGTAATAAGAGCGGGTCATAAAAACTAAAAATAATTAAAAACAAATGAAACTAAAAAACATTCTTTTAACACTGGCTTTAGCAATCAGTACAATGACTGTCTCTGCGCAGACGACTGCACCTGATGCTACCAAGCCTTATGTTATTCTTGATTCAACGTATTCTTTAGAATCCACTGCGTCTAGTTCAAACACCGAGTTTGATATTTACTATGATAACACATCTGGTAATGCAGTTAAAGGTATTCAGTTTTCGTTCAGTTATGATAACACAGTATTTGATGAACCAACAGTAGCATATAACAATACATCTGGTCCTGCCGGTTATTTGTCTTATGATGCTGATACAACAAATGGTGTTATAAAAGTAGTGTGGGTTTACACTGGATCATCCACTACTTTCAATATGATCACGGGTAACATGTTTACAATAGAAGTACCTTTTAAATCAAGCTATACAAATGGATCAATTGCTGATGTAGATTTTACTACTGATCTTACTGCTTATTATGTAAAAGCTGATGGTACGGATGGGGTCTTAGGTACATCAGATAATGGTGGTGACTTTATAGAACCAGCATTTGATTATACTGCTACTATTTTAAACAACGCAACTAACCCAGCTGAATCAATCCCTGTAATTTTACAAAAATCATCGGATGGTTCTTCTTGGACAGATGTTACCACTGTAACAACTGCTGCAAATGGAACGGCGGTATTTTCAGAGAACATTGATGAAGCTTATTGGCAAATCAGACTTAAGATTGCAAGTGGATTAGATGCAAGTACAGCACTATCAACAGCTGATGCAAATATGATAGCACAAATTGCTGCAGGCGTACAATCAGCTTCTGGTATTCAATTCTATACTGCAAATACAAATCAAGCTTCTGGAATTACAGCATCAGATTCATATTTAGTATTTTCTAGATTAGCACAAGGTAACTCAAGTTACGCTTCTAATCCAGATGTATTGTTTTTTACTGAAGCACAATACAATACTATTAATGCGTCAAGTTCAGATCAGTCAGGTTCTATTCCAGGTCTAACAGAGTTTTTATCTCCACAGATTAATGGAACTACTACTGGTAACTTTTACCTATTAATCTTAGGTGATGCCAATGGTACAGGTTTAAACTAATATGAGGTGTATATTACTAACATTACTATTTTTACTAGCTACAAGCGCTCAGTCTCAGGTCGTATTTAACGTACCTGAGATTGATGTGCCTGTTAGTGAGTACATTAACTTACCTATTGAAATTGAAACTACAGGTGAAGATGTTGGTAGTTTGGAATTTGCACTAAATTATGATTCTGATTATTTAGAATTTGTATCAATTAGTGTTACTGTTAAAGCACAAGAATGGTTAACCTATACAATGGATTGGGAAGGGGAAACTGTTAGGTGGGGTGGTTATGATGCTTCATTTGGTACCTATACAATAAGTAACACTACTGAATTATTTACAATAAGATTTAGAGTCACTAACCAAGACTGGGATACTATTCCTATTACGATTGGTAGAAAAACAGCAGGTACAGAATTAGGCTGGGATATTGAAGTTTTAAATACTGATGGGTATGTTAATAAAAGAATGGCACCATTTGACACTAATCCAATAGATGGCATTTATGGTGTAGTATATCCAGTCCCAACACAAGGATTATTAACTTTTGATTTAACCGTGCCTGATAATGGTGATTATGAAATAAGAATAATTAGTTATAGCGGAGTGGTATACAAAACCTTTAGGAAAAAATTCTTTAGTGGGTATGTTTCATTCCAAACAGATTTATCTGATTTAAGCCAAGGTGTTTATTTGTTGCAAATAACAAATGGAGTATTTGTAAAAACTTTTAAAATAATAAAGAAATAAGATGGAAGACAAAAAAGGAGGGTTCTTTTCAGAAATTAAAAATCAAATAGTAACCGGGATAGGTTTAGTTATAACAGCAGCCTTCGGTTTATTAATAGCCAATATGCAATCTGTGTTTGAGCCTAAAGAAGACAAGGTAGATTTACCTGTCATGGAGCAAAGAATCAATGTACCAAGTAATACAAAAGATACAGTAGTAGTAACTAAAACAATAGTCATACCTCCAAAGGGAAAGAAAAAAGAAGAAGAAATATCATGGTAAGAATATTTTTAATTGCATTACTTTTATTTAATCTTACAGCTAATGCTCAAATAGGAAAAACTGAAACCGAAGACTATAAAGCTGGCTTTGAACAAAAATCAGATATAGATGAGGTATCAGATTATATGTTGGATTACCAATTGCCTATCCAAGTTTTAAATATTGGCTTTACTCCAGAACTATATGAATTTTATCCAGAGTTAAGAGAGAACCGAGTAGGTCTTGGTGTAAGTAATATTACCTTATCATATTTGGAATGGACCGATAGATTTATATTTACAGAAGATAAGGAAGATATAAAACAAAGAATGGTAAAACAACATAAAGCAGCTGCTAAAGGTATATCCTCAAATGATATTAAAGTGGTAGGTAATGTTGTATTGGCAGAATATTTTGTATATGTAGAAATATATGATTATTCTGTATCAGAGGAAGAAGAGGTTACAATCAATGGTACTAAAACAGTTCTTAAGACCATTATTGGAATGCAAGTAAGATTTGTTAATGCCGAGACTGGTACTATTTTTACAGGAAGTGGTAGTGGTGAAGCAGTCACAATTAAAAGAACTCAAATTGGCGAAGATAATAAAGTCAAGTTTAATAAATCAACAATTGGTATTTCAACCAAGAAGGCTTTAGAGACCGCATCGGCTCGTATTATAAAAAGAATGATTAAGCGTGGAATATTTGAAGAATAAAATAATTACATTTTTACTATTCTTAATACCGTTAGCTAGTTATAGTCAATGGTCTTATACGTTTACAGATCCTTGTACATTAAATCAGCAAACAATTCAAATGGGATCTAGTAATTCTATTGCTTTAAATTATTTTGGCAATGTTCAAACATTTACACAGAATGATTTTACAAACGGTACATTTGACTCATGGATGAATTTAGTTACACAAGCCAATAGTTCATCACCGTGCCAAGGTGTAACACAAGTAATTATGAATACTTCAAATACTATTGCTATTCAAAATACTATCTTAGTTGTTACAAATGTTATGTCAATATTAGGTGGAGAAATGTTACCTAAAGCAATATCCGCATCAGCGGTTCCAGTTGCAGAAGCTATAGATAATGCAGCTGGTGAAGAAGAAGAAAACAAGAAAGGTTCATCTAAAAATCAAAATAGTAATAATAACAGTTCTGGTTCTGAATCTCAAAATAATACATCAAGTAATACAAATCAAAGTAGCGGTGGTGAAGGTAGTAATGGTGGTGAAGGTAATAGTGGAGAAGTAACAGAGGAGGAGGAAACTGAAGGTAGTGCAAATTTGTCATTAGCTAATTCTATTTCAAATGCAATAGACGGCGGAGATGCAGATAATAAAAATAGAGGTTCACTAATTGCATCAGGTGACATCATAGTTATTGATAATAGAGATAATTCTAATGGTCAACAATTAAAGGTGGTAGGTTCTATTACAAGAGCTAACACAGAACAGAATAGAATCCAAGGCGCCCTTTTTACATTCACATCTGTTACAAACGATTTTAGTTTGACCTTTTACAAATCTTGGATTAATCCTAACAAAACATTTAACCTAGTAGGAGCCAATACAACAATGACTGATTTTGACCAAAATCATTTTAATACTACAACTGCGTTGGAATCATGGAAGTGGGGTAAAGTTACAGGTATGGCTGGTGCTAATTTTACATTTGGGAAATTAGGAAAAAGAAATTTACAAAACTTATCAGCTGTTGGTGGTGCACATAGAAATTTTAGAATCAGTCCAAGGATTACTACCTCAACATTAATACTAGGTGTTTATTCACCTTTCACTCAATACTATGAAGGTAAGTGGTGGGATCCTGGGGTTTTAATAGTTCCATTTAGTTCATGGGATATTAAGATAACAAAAACCTTTAAATATAATATTAGCTTTACCGGTGTTTGGCATTCTAACGGTAATGCCCTAAACTACCAAATACTAACTGGTGGCAAAATAAGATTTTAATATGAAGAATTTAATTATAGCATTAATGTGCTTACCTGTATTTGCACTATCACAAGAGTGTTATACTATTAAAGCTGTAAAAACCACAGTTGAAATGGAAGAGATTAGCCAAAGAAGAATTACATTTGGTATTAAGCAGATGATGGAAGATATTATCTCTGACAAATATGATCTATGCATAAACGGAAAACCTGTTGAGGTACAAGTAACTTCGATAGAAGCACCAACTACGGGAATAGAAATAGGACCATGGACTAAAGTCAGCAAAAAGACTATAGTTACTTTACTAGTTTATATAGACGGTAAGATAATAGAAGTTAAAGGAAAGGCTAAATCTACAGTAGAAGCTACATTTATAGATTTACAAAACGATGAATTACCTTTTAATAAAACATCATTTGCTTCAGCAGTTAAAAAGGCTATTGAAAAGTCTATAAAATAAATGTGAAACAAATATATAAAATGCTATATAATTAAATATAACAAAAACATTAAAAAAACTGTGGACATTTCTGTTCACGGCTACTCACTTAAAAATTTATGGTAATTTAAGTACTAGATTCATTCTCATAAAAGTAAAGTGTTTTAAAACGTGACAACAATTAATTAATAATAACAAAAACAAATTTTAAAAATGAAAAATTTTATTTTAACATTAGCTCTAACAATCCTAGTAGGTTTTGGAGCAAACGCGCAAAATGCAAAAGGTGATTGGTATGTAGGTACTGGTGACGTTGCAAATGTAGCATGGACTGACTGGGCTATTTCCCCAACATTAGGTTACGGTGTAACTGATAAACTTATGGTTGGATTTGGAGTAGCACAAGCTGATTCATCTGAAGACCTTGCTGTTGATATACATGCAAGATATTTTGTTACTGCTGGTGAGCAGGACTTTTTCCTATATGCAGGAATGAGTGAATTTGAAACTGATAACCTTGAATTAGGTATTGGTAAAATGTTTACTTTTCATAAAGATGCATTGTTCGTTGATCCAAAATTGGTTTACCATACTGGAACAAAAACAACTAATCTTACATTAGGATTCGGATTACGATTCTAAATTAATTTACATAAATCATTGAACCCAGGATTCTAGGACCCTGGGTTTTTTGTGCTTAAACAATTGATCATTTAGGTATATAATAATAAATAAGGAATGAACTTTATTTTATAAAAAAACAAAAACACATGGAAACATTTTATTTTACTTTAGGCGTATTATCGGTTCTTATCATCATAGGGATTTTTGGTATGGTTAAGGTTTGGACAAAAATTTCAAAAATTGAATTTAACACAAGTGACATTGAAGATTACATTGGCGATACTGCTGATGATTTATCTGAAGAGTTAGAAAAATTACATTCTCATTATGAAAAGGAAATAAGCAGACTTGATAGTGAGTTCAGAGAAGAATCTGATGAGTTAGGAAAAATGATTGATTCAAGATTTGATAAGTATGACAATCTAATCAATAAAAGATTTGAACAATTAGAAGGCACTATTGCATCTCTCATTGTAAAAAACAATAGGTAAGTAATTACCTTGTGCCTTGGTGTAACTGGCAACACGTCTGGTTTTGGTCCAGAAGAGTAGAGGTTCGATCCCTTTAGGCACAACAAAATATATACTATATGATTATAATTAAAAAGAAGGAAAAGGAGTCTATTGATAGAATGCTTAAAAGATATAAAGCTAAAGCAAAAAGAACCAAGCTTAAATCACAACTTACCAATAGAAAGCATTATACTAAACCATCTGAGATTAAAAGAGCACAAAAACAAAAGGCCATGTATATTCAAAGTCTAAGATCTAATGAAGAAAAAGAATCCTAAAAACTTTCACATTACATATTCTTTTGTTATATTTAAATAAAATAATAAAAATATGGATATAGGATTAGACATTAATGAATTTGAAATGGACAGTAAATCTAATACTGTAATTTTTGATCTTGACGGAACTCTTGCTGATATTGAAGAAAGACGAAAAATTTCAACTAAGGAAGATGGTAAAATGGATTGGGATAAATTCTTTGATCCTTCTAATATTAATTTAGACAAACCTAACTGGCCAGTAATTCAGATGGCTAGAATATTAAAAAACTCTGGTCATAGAATTATAATTTTAAGTGGAAGAAGTAAGGCAACTAAGGAAACGACCAAAGAATGGTTAGAAAAATTCGGTGTCCCTTTTGACATATTGAAAATGAGACCTACTGGTCATCCGTTCAAATGGATGCCTGATGATAAATTAAAACAACAATGGTTAGATACTTTATTTCCAGGCGATAAGAAAAACGATATTGTTTGTGTATTTGATGACAGAGATAAAGTTGTTAAGATGTGGAGAGAAAACGGTTTGAATTGTTTCCAGGTAGCAGAAGGTAATTTTTAAAAATAAACTTATGGGAAATAAACTATACAGAGGTTCCGGGTATATTGGTGGAGTTTGTGAAGGGCTAGGTAATTGGTTAGGCATACCTTCAATTTTATTTAGGATTGCATTTCTATTTTTAATACCTGCGGCATTTTGGATATACGTAATACTGTGGATCTTTTTATCAAAGGAATTATGAAAAACTTTTTAACTAAATTAAAATCAATAGATATATTCTTAGGCTTTGCATTGGCATATTTTTCTTTAATGCTATTTGCCTTATTAACTTAAAAAAAGTATATGATATTTAAATACGACAAAGAAAGACTAATGTATAGTGAACTATGTATAAAGACATGGATTCTTTATCTTTTATCAATTCTATTATTAATTGCTATCATTGGATTTTCTATAGGTAGGAATACCGCAAAGGAGATAATCATTGAAAATTTACAAGAAGGTGAAACACAAGTTTTCATAGCTGAGGTAGATACATTTTCACAGGATAGGTTAGTCTCTATGTTAAAAGATCTTAACGTTGACTACCCACATATAGTTATGGCACAATCCATTTTAGAAACTGGTCATTGGAAAAGTGATATCTTTTTAGAAAATCATAACCTCTTTGGAATGAAACAAGCAAGACGTAGAATTACAACAGCAGAAGGTACATCAAGGAATCATGCATATTACAATCATTGGAGAGAATCGGTGTATGATTATGCTTTTTATCAATGTAGATATTTAAGTAAGTTGGATTCTGAAGAAGAATACTTTGAATATTTAGGGGCAAGTTATGCCGAGGCAAAAAACTATGTTAAGATGCTAAAACAAGTAATCAAGAAAAATGATCTTGAAAAATTATTTAAATAAACTATGATAGCAGTATTCGATAACTTTATAGTAGACCAATCTTTATTAGATGAAATAAAAAATGATGATACCTTTTTCAGTGACCCAGGTATATACAAGTATTGGAAAGGATGGTGGACTAAAGAACCAAATAACACTAAGCAAAAATTAGCAAATTACATTTTTAATGAAAACCTTCCGTTAAGAATAGATTTACCATTAGACGGTTTTGAATATTGGACTGGCTTACAGGAAGCTACAGGCAATCATGAAGAAGGTGTAGTTTTTAAAGATAATTTAGAAATGCATTTTGACGATGATGTTGCTTATAGAAAAGAAAACAAAGATTATGATGGTATACCTCTTAAGCCAGTTTTAGGTTGTGTATATTACCCAGAGGGTTTTGAATTTACTGGTGGTGATCTTTTGATTTATACTGATGGTGAAGATAAATCACCAGAGGTAATAAAAACTAAACCTAACCGATTAGTAATATTTAATCCTGGTGATGTCGCACACTGTGTGTCACCAGTAACTGAAGGAAGACGTGGGGCGATTGCGATTAACCTTTGGGCCGAAGAACCATGGTCTGTTGATAAAGGGTATATTATATTGGAATAGAAATTACCTTTCCATTCTAATTGCTATTCTCATTAAGTTACCTAATGCATTACCTAATATTCTTACTTCTCTAGGATTTAACTTTTTAAATAACTTATGATCTTTCATAGCAGGTTCAATATCTTTGTAACTGCGAATAGTGTACTTAGGATCGTCAAGACCTATCTGTAAATCTAAGTCTCGGTATATCTCCATACCTTCATCACCTAAACCGTCGGTTGTTTTTCTACCTTCGGTTACATTTGAAGTTTTCCAATGATCACTATCATTAGCACCACGAGTTGGGTGAACATTATTAAAGCCTTGATATTCTGGAGTACCAAATGCATTGGTTTCTACCCCAGCCATTTCATCCCAGTAATTTTTAAAATCTTTTACTGTACCTTTATAGTGGCGGATTTTACTTAAGTCTTCTCTTTCTTGGTTATTCTCCATTATCTGTTTAATGTTTTTAGTAATTCATCCATGTCAATCGTAAATGCATAACCTGCTCCTTTATAAGTATTATCAACACTTACAGTAATAAACTGTCTATACTTTTTTAATTGATCATTTAACATATCTTCTATATCTTTAGCAATTACGGTTTTAGAAAATCCTGATTTTATTTCTTTATCTAATTCTTTACCGCTTGCTGCCATTGCTACAATATAACCTGACATTGGCATATGTGATAGTCTATATTTAACAGCAGTATCAGCTGTTGCTACCATAAAGTTTTTTTCATTTAAGAATTCTTTAAATTTACCTATCATTACTTACCGAATTTTTGTTTAAGCTTATGGATCTCTGTTTGTACCTTTAAACCTTCAAGATCAATTTTATCCATTTTGATTTTTAGTTCATATAAAGCAATTGCAAAATTATCACCTCTATCTTGAGCAGCTCTATATCTTTGGATATTTTCCTTTTCTCTAGCTTTTAATCTAGCAGCAGCCTCATTAGGTTTAAATTCATAATCAGATGCTTCATTTAAATATTTATTAAATTTAGGTATCATTATACTTTATAGTTTTTAAGAAGGTCTTTTAGTTCTACAATATCAGCAGGGTTTAGCTGTACATAATTTCTGCCGATATTTATTTGCATACATTTTCTACCTAAACCAAAAGATTCAATATCCTTAGGACCAGCGAAGGTAGTTATCTGCGCATTTGCATCACCTTTAATTCCTGCTTGGTTCCATGAACTAATATCGGTTCCTTCATTAAGAGTAGATTCATCCATAGCAGAATAGTTTTCGCATGCTTCATCTATCTTATCATTAATATGTTTCTTTGCTTCTTTAATATATGCTTCTGCTGTATGTTCAGCATTGTCATTTGTTTCGTAACTGTTAGCCTGTTCTGCTACATGGTTTGAGCATTGTTCAACTGGACCAACGATAGCATCCATGTTATATCCAGTCTCAGTGTTGCTAACTCCTCCTAAGGAAAATTGAGCAGCATTATCTGTGGCAAAACCTACAGGGATAAAATCTTCAAATAAAGGTACCTTTTTCATAATGTAGTTATTTTGATTATATATTCATAAAACTAAGTCTTATTTTTGTATATAAAAATAAACAACTTATTATGTCAGAATTTTTTAGAACTAGCATGGGTCGTAAATATTATGAAAGTGATATCCCTAAATTAACAAGTGTCCTTGAAAGAATTGCAAATCAAATGGAATTATCAAATAAGATAGAAGAAAAGAAGTTTCGTTTAGATGAAAAGATAAAGAAGCTTCAAATTAAAGACATTAATGAAAAAGGATAAAGATGTTACCTATAAGCAATTCATAGCTCACATGGATAAAGGTAATAAGGTTTATATGAAAAAACCGAGATCATGGCAAAAGGTTTGGTTTTGGTGGGAGAGTAAAAAAGAAAAGTGGTTTTTAAATAAAGCATTTGATAAAAGAGAAGATAGTATCGTTTCACCTGAGCCTTCTGTATGGATAACTGCAAAACAAATGGAATCCCACATGGACCACATGGTAAGAATGGGATATAAATATTATACAAATGAATAAATTAATCCTAGCATTTTTATTGTTCTTTTTAGGACAGTCGGCAATATGGTTTCAAACAAATGGTCAATTTGTATGGCCTTGGTTTAAAAAGAACCCTTTAACCGTATCAATTTTATTTGGAACCAGTATAAGTTATGTACTAATTTATGGTACTCGGTTTATAGTTGAGTATTATGATGGTCTTTTATGGCCTGGTAGATTTATTGCATTTGGGTCAGGTATTATTTCTTTTACATTTTTAACTTGGTATTTTCTTGGTGAAGGTATTACCACAAAAACAATAGTATCCTTATGCTTGGCGTGTAGCCTTATAGGCATACAGTTATTTTGGAAATGAAAGATCCATATCAATCACTAGGCGTAAACAAAAATGCTACAGAAGCCGAAGTAAAGAAAGCATACAGAAAGTTAGCTAAAGAATATCACCCAGATAAATCATCTGGTAATGAAGAGAGATTTAAAGAAATAGCAGACGCGTATGAAACTCTTAGTGATCCTAAAAAGAAAGCCCAGTATGATCAAAGAGCAAGCAATCCATTTGGAAGTGGGCCATTTGACGATTCATTTTTTGAAGACTTCATAAGGACAGGTGGTTATAATAATCCAGGGTTTGGTGGTGGATTCAGAGGTCATCATGGTTTTAGTACAAGAGGTGGTAACGTAGATTCTAAAATTTACATTACCTTATATGATGCTTATTATGGTTGTGTTAAGGAAATTAGGTTAGGCACACGAACCATTAATGTTGACATTAGACCTGGTGTAAAAAATGGACAGCGAATGAGGCTGAAAGGTTTAGGTCAGCGTGGGATGACAGAAGAACAAAACGGAGATCTTATTTTAACCATTCTAATACAAGATGACCCTAATTTTTATTTGGACAAAAAAGGTTTACATACAATAAGACATATTGATATGTATGAAGCTCTATTAGGAGGTAAAGGAACAATAGATGTTTTTGACAAAAAGATTACTTATACTATTCCTAAGTGTGTAAGGAATGGTACTATGCTAAGAATAAAAGGAAAAGGGTTTCCTTCATACAACAATCCTGACTTGCATGGTGATTTTTATATAAACATATTTGTAGATTTGCCTAAGGCCTTAACTGAGGAGCAAGAAAAATTAATTAAAAAAGTAAAAGACTTAGATGGAAGAGTTTGATAACGATGAATTTATGAGGTCACTATTAGACCAATTAGAAAATACTAGTTGGGATCAATATATGAACCTATGTTATAATACCATAATGATGTTTCCTGACCAGGTACTTCAGTATGATGAAAAAACTGCCAAACATAAAATTAAAAGCTTGGATAGAATTTTACTACATTTTGAAAACAAAGAAGATTTTGAAAAATGCGCAAAGCTTAAAAAGATACAGGACCAAATAAAAAATTGTTAATAACTTTTAGAAAAAAGTCCTAGAAAAATTTTCAATTCCCAATTTTTTTTATTATATTTATAATATAATTAAATAAACGGAATATGACTGAATACACAAACCTTACTTATCTACAATCCTTCTTGGATGAAATGCGTTCTTCCTCTTCAGGAAATCACAAAATTGCAACTCTTAAAAAGTATGCCGATAACTCTGACGAAAATTCTGATAGAGAATTTCTCCAAAAAGTTTTCTTCTATACTTACAATCCTTATTTTAAATATAATGTAACTCCTAAGAATTGCAAAAAGAATTCAGATTTACTAGGTCACCCAAATACATACGGTAGTATCTTTACCTTGTTGGATGATTTAAGAAATAGGGTATGTACCGGTCATACTGCAATTGCAAATGTAAATAGATTCGTCCTAGAGAATAAACAATGGGAAGATATTATTTACTATATGCTAAACCGAGACCTTAATATGGGATGTGGTACTACTTCTATCAATAAGGCAATCCACCCAGATTTAATTCCAACTTTTAAGGTCGCTTTAGCGAATGCATATAATCCTAAGAGAGTAGATTTTCAGAGTGGAGAATGGTACGGATCCAGAAAATTGGATGGTGTAAGATGTATCTGTAGAAAGGAAATGAATACTGTAACATTCTTTTCAAGAAACGGTAAAGAATTTACAACCTTAGGTAATTTAGAAAATGAAATTTCTAAGATAGGTGGAGACTTTATTTTAGATGGAGAAATCTGTATGGTAGATAAAGATGGTAATGAAGACTTCCAAGGAATTATGAAACAAATCAGAAAGAAGGATCATCAAATTGAAAATCCTAAATTCTTTATATTTGATTTTTTAACCTTAGACGAATTTGATGATAAGGTTGGAACTACACCTCTTACCGAGAGACTTAAGAATGGATATGATATTCTTCCAGAAAACATTAACTCTTCTATGTTAGAATTCTTACCACAAGAACAATTAACTACCGAGGAGCAATTTACTGAAATGGCAAAAGAAGCCGAAGAGGCTGGGTTTGAAGGAATCATGGTTAGAAAGAATATTGGCTATGAAGGTAAAAGAAGCCATAATCTTTTAAAGGTTAAAAAATTCCATGATGCTGAATATACAATACTAGAATGCATGAACGGTACAATGAGATGGACAGAAAATGGAAAACAAGTTGAAAAAGAAGGTTTAAGTAATATTATTATTGAACATAAAGGTAACCGTGTAAGTGTAGGATCTGGGTTCTCTAAAGAACAGAGAGAACATTACCTTAACAATCATAATGAACTTCTAGGTAAAACTGTAACTGTTCAATATTTTGAAGAAAGCCAAAACCAAAATGGTGGATATTCATTAAGGTTCCCAGTAGTGAAACACATATATGAGAATGGAAGAAATTGTTAATGTATCCATTCCATATCTCACCTGTGGTGAATCAACAGAAATTAACTAATATATATTGTATGGAATTATTTGAAAAGTATAGAAAATGGGGGAAAGACATAACTGTCTTTGACGTTGATGATACTTTGATTGTAACCAAAAGTAAAATTAAAGTTTTTAATCCAAAGACAGGGTATGAGATAGATCTTACGCCACAAGAATTTAATACATTTAAAACCAAGCCTCATGATGAGTTTGATTTTAATGATTTTAGAGATTTAGAAATTCTTAAAGCCGGTAAAATAATTGATTGGGTTTTTAATATACTTAAAAGAACAATCGCAAAAGGTACTGCTGTTGGAATTATCACCGCGAGAGATGACTCAAAGCTTATCTATGATTTTCTAATGCATAACGGTGTAGATGTTAACCCTGATTTTATATTTGCAATTAATGATCCTAATTTAGGATTCACGGGTTCTACTGCACAGAAGAAAAAGGACGCATTTATGAAATTTGTTCAAATGGGATTTAGGAATTTTAAATTCTTTGATGACGATAAAGAAAACATAAGAATTGCAAACAGTCTTAATAAAGATTTACCTGAGGTAAAAATGAAGGCTACTTTAATTAAACAAAAATGGATCCCAAACTTCAGCGACTTCAAATAAAGTTAAAAGCATTCACTAATATTTTATTAAGTATTAGAGATCTTTCAAATTCTTCTACTACTAAGGTTGGTTGCATGGCCTTAAAAAAAGACTTTAGTAAAATAGCAAGCTTTGGGTATAATGGCTCTTATAGTGGAGCTGAAATTAATAATGATACTGGAACTGAAGAAGATTCTTTGACACCAGGACAAAGTGGATTTATTCATGCTGAAGTAAATATGATTGCTAAGTTTCAGGAATATGATCCACAAAATTATATAATACTCTTAACCCTATCACCGTGTAAAATGTGTACTAAGATTCTGGTTAATGCAGGATTTAAACATGTTTATTGGATTCAAGATTATAGAGATACTGCTCACCTTGAAATTTTTAATGAATGTAATGTTACTCACGGTAAAATTTCTAACCTAGTAAATGACTACCACACAATAAAGAGCTGAATATATACAAAAAATAGTATAGCCTCTTGGTCGTTGAAGCATTAACATTTAAACTTTCTTTAGACTTTTTTGTTTACTTAAAAAAGTATAAAATAGCAGTGTCAAAAATTCGCATGAGATTTTTTGATATAGCTGATAATAAATCAACATACACTGATTTTAAAAGCATTAAAGAAATTGAATTATTTTACCAAAATAATTATGTACCTTTTGATCCATGTTTCGTTGGAGACTTAGTATCCATAGAAGTGTTTATAGGAGCTAGTGATTTATACGGCTTTACAACAGAATACAGATGTGAAGATGTATCAGGTATTTTTAAACTTACCTCAGGTTCTTCCTTTGATATACAACGAAATAAACAAAGAGAGGTACTAACAAATAGGCAAGTAGGTTTTATAAACAAAGCGGTGGAAGATTACCAAGCATTTTGGAATGAGATCAACAGAATATATACAACAGGCATTTATTCACCATGTTATGCAGAGCCAGGCTGGTCAGAAGGAACTTGGTATTTAAATCAATTAAGAATAGCATTTACAGAAAAGGATGATGTTGCAGAATTTCCTTATGATGATGTTAATATTATTCCTGAACCTCCTGAATAAATAAAAAAAGAATAGGTTAAATGGCATTCAATCTAAAAGAATATATCCTCTATAGAAATGAAGTTAAAAGGGAACTTTTTAATGGTGAGGTAGATGAAAATTTTAAGGCAGTAGCAAACCCGTGGGTAGATAATAGAACATACGACACTGGTCATATTGTGTATCACCCTGTAGAAGTAATAGAACCTAGTGGCTCCACTAGTGTAGTATCAGAGACATTAGTTTGGTGGAGAGCAAATACACGAACCACACAAGGTACATTTGTAACAGATGAATGGGATATTATTGGTGGTATTGGAACTGGTGATGTAACTGTAGGTTCAGCTAATGGGTATGGTAAAATAGTTGTTAATTATACAGGAGTTACGCCTTCATTAGGTTCTGCTAATGATTTTGAATTAAATTCTTCGATCGCAAATGATACATTTAGATTAATTGCAGGTGACGGCGTTCAATTACAATATGACAGTACTGTTAATGCAATTAAATTAATTAACTCTTCTGCCGGTGGTGAAATAAACCAAGGGCTAAATATAGGTATAGGCACAGGTGTCCAGAATATATTTGGTGGAATGAGTGGTACTACTTTAACATTCAAAGGACTTAACGCATCTAATACATATACAACATTAGGTGAACCTTTAGCTGTTGCTACAAATATACCTAATCAATCTGTTGTTTATAATTTTGATTCGTCTTTAATTGATTTAGCAACACTTAATAATAATAATACTGATATAAATAGCTTAGGTAATGTTAATGCATCTTCTGCTAGTTCATCTGAGTTTTTACAATATGATGGTCAGAATTGGGTAAATGTAACAGCAGCTGCTGCTGGTTTACTTGGTGCTCAAGGTATAACCGGTAGCCAAGGACTACAAGGTTTACAAGGTAATGATGGTTTTGGTTTACAAGGAACTGTTGGTGCTCAAGGTATATTAGGAACTCAAGGAATCCAAGGAGTACAAGGAAATGATGGCTTTGGATTACAAGGTACACAAGGTGTCCAAGGTGAAGCTTCAACAATAGTAGGTCCTACCGGATCACAAGGTGCACAAGGTGCAGGGTCCCAAGGAACAAACGGTGGAACCGGTTTACAAGGTTTTACAGGAATACAAGGAACTAAAGGTGATGCTGGTGGTTTTGGTGGTGCATCTTTTGATTATCAATTTAATATAACCACCGTTGTAGATGATCCAGGATTTAGTTATGTTGCAGTAAATAATGTAAACCAAAATGTATCTACTATAATGTCAATTAATGACTTTGGTGTTACCGGGAATAACATATCAACATTTTTACAAACAATAGCAACTTCTACAAATCCAATTAAAGGTCATGTTAGAATTACAGCTCAATCTGATGCTAATGAATTTATACTTTGGCAAATAACTGAAGTATATGACAGGCCTTCTACTGGAGGTACATGGTGGGAATTAGAAGTTGTACCTGTTGCATATACTGAAGTTGCACCGTTTACAATGGATGAGGATGTTTTATTATCATTTGTTGTAACTGGTGACCAAGGGCCTGCAGGACCGCAAGGACCGCAAGGTGTACAAGGAACTACTGGTTTACAAGGAGTTATAGGTGTACAAGGAACTCAAGGAACCCAAGGTTTACAAGGAACACAAGGTTTACAAGGAATTGATGGTTTACAAGGAACTCAAGGTTTACAAGGTACTCAAGGTTTACAAGGTTTACAAGGAACTGATGGTTTACAAGGAACTCAAGGTTTACAAGGAACTGATGGAACACAAGGTTTACAAGGAACACAAGGTTTACAAGGTTTACAAGGTTCAGGT